TTTAGAAGCCATCATTTCTAGCTTAGAAAAATCATCTTCTTCTTTTACACCAGTTTCTTCTTCTTGTACATCGTCATTAGCTACTTCAACTTCAATAAATTCTAAAGGATCACTTGTCTTAAAGTAAAGGTTTAAGCTAATGCCATTAACTTCTAGTATTTCTTTGAGAGAATCACAAATTAAGTCTTGATAAGGTTTTATAGTAGTGTTAGAAAATAACCTTTGTGCAGTTCTAATTTCATCTTCATTAGAACCTAATCCACTACCACCCATGTCTCTTAATCCAATGAGCAACGGAGAAGTAACACGATGTGTTAAAAGAATCATTCTCTTGCATTCTTCACTTAAATATTCATAAAGCTCTGGTGCTTGTTGTACTGGTAAGCTGTCAATAGTTGTTTTCTGTTCTGCATTGTGGTTAAATGCAACAATTACCTTTTCGCCATTTGCTCCAGTCAAACGATTTAAAACTTGAGATTTAATCTCTTGCATTTTTTGTTCAGAAGGTACTCCTGAATTGAAATTAACTATAGTTCTAGAATTAAAACTAGACATGGTTTCATTAATAAGATAGTCTGCAATCTCCGATTCTAGGACGGGGTAAGAAGTAGAATAATCACATGGACTATAATAATAATAAGAAGGGATATATTTCTTAATTACATAGATTTCATTGCCACTATTTTTAGAGCCAAAAACAGGCATCTTAGTAAGTTCTGTAGCTTGAGTAACTTTAGTCCAGTCAGGTGCATAGAAGTAGTTCTCTATCTTCCCTTTGTCGTTCATTTTCTCAGCACGTAAAGTTTCTCTAGGAAAATGTGATACTGAATCTACTTTTTTGCCTTTGTAAGTAACTTGTAAAGAAGCTTCTCCTAACATTTTAAGATCTAAACAAACTTTTCTTAGACAATCAGAATGTAATAAACCCCTCATTTGAGCATATTGCTCTGGTTTTTTAGCAGAATCTGTTGCATCTAATCCCCTACCATAAATTTGCTGACCTATACCAGTAATAACACTTCTATTTGTAGTGCTATTCATATAGGCATCTATAAGTTCTTGATAATAGTTATTATCTTCTCCTATTCCAACCCAGTCTCTGTTCTTTTCTTCAGTTACTATGGGTTTTTCGTATTGGCTTAGTTCAAGTAAATGTACGTTGTTCATGGTGCAGAGTAATATTTGTATTCATTAGCTCCTGTATTGTGTTGTGTATAAACACCAGAAGTCATTTCATAAGTTGTTGAAGCTTGATTAGTACAAAAAACCTTGTCTCTAAATATTAATTTATCGTCTGTAGTGTTTTGTATCTCTATCATGTAAAAAGCACCCTCTACAAGAGCTTGTGAGGTTACATAAGTGTTATAGAAACTATTGCTACCTATTGATGCATTAGAGTCCGTTAAAATCACTTTATTCTTGTTTTCAGAAGTTATCTTTAAAGTGTATGTTTTACTGCTAGAAATATCTTCTCTAGGTATAAAATTTATAGTTCCCCCTGTTGTACTTAATATCTGCATTCTAATTTTTTAAAAAAAAAGGTGGTTAAAAATTAATCGAACCACCCTTTTCACACCCTGTACTATATGTACTTTACATATAATACCCACTAAACATCTTAACTGTTTGTACCTACAACTACAGTTGCAGTAGCACTAGACATTCCAGCAAATGGATTGCCAGCAACAGCTCCAGCTATAAAGTTTGCTGGTAATTTTTCACTACCTGAAAGAGTTAATGTTGTTCCACTCATGTCAGCGAAAGCTGCTCCAGTAGTTATACTACCACCCGAAACACTAAGACCGAAATCTTTTCCAGCCAAAAACGCATTATTATTATTGTCAACAATAACACAATGAGGTCGGCCAAAAGCCATAAGCTTAAATTGAACCATATCTTCTTTAGTAAGTTTCTGTAGGTTTAATGTTAAAGTTTGCTCGAAAAAAGTAGTTCCAGCATCTTGAGAAGAAGTAATAGCTTGCTCTAATGAGTTAGCACCTTTTACTAGGTACTTATACGCTGAAAATGTTCCAGCCATGTCTGTAATCTCATCTGAGCTTTCTGTTATAGCACCAAGATCACCAAAGTCTACAAAGTAAACTGCATCAATCCCACCTACTACATCTTTACAAGGTACATTTCTACCTGCTGATAAATCGCATGCCATATTTGTTATTTTTAAAAAGGGGAGTATTACAACTCCCCATTATTAGTTAATTAATTAGCTGTAGTAAGTTACTTCTTCAAGTAACCCAGTCTGAATACCAGCTTTGAATCTTGCAACAAATCTTACATTTTGGTCTCCTAAAGTATCACCAGTATCAATCAATTTCATTGCTGAAAGATCTCCTTCAATACCACAACCAAAGAATAAGTTTGATTTTTGTGCAGCAGCCATGTCATTAGTTGGTAATCCAGGAGCTTTAAATATTTTGATTCCATCAAACATTAATGCATTTCCTAAATCTTGGTTGTTACCTTTTCCATCAAAACCATTAGCACCTAAACCAGCAGCACCAAAACCACCAAGTGATCTTACATACATTTGATAAATGTGATTTGATACATAGATGTGTAAATCTTCTTTGTCTAATAAAGCAGAATTGTTTGCACTTACATTGTCAACTACTTTTCCAATTTCGTCTACAACATTAGCAGCAGTTACAGTAGTACCAGTAACAACAGCTCCACCAGCTAGTGAAGAAGCATTAGCAGCCCAAGTAGTTGTGAAACCATCAAAAGCATTTGCTCCAGCAGCACCTTGCCAAATCATTGTTTCAACATTAGCAGCAATTTTAGCTACATACTGCTGAGAAATGAAATCTGCATAACTCTTAGGTAGTACATAATTAGGTACTGAATAGCCCATTTGTGCGCTAGTCCAGTCCTGTGAGAATGTAGTTTTACACTCTGTTTTGTTTATTTGAAATTCTTTTACTTCTAGTACTCTTTCTGAAATAGTTACAGTACCAGCATCTGTATAATCACAAGAAGCACCAACCATTAAGTCGTTACCTAGTGCAATTTTCTTTATTACTTCTTTATAAGCTACATTTGGATAAACTGTAACCCCACCATTATCAAGTGTCTTACCACTCAATAAAGCTGCTGCTATCATTTTATCTTTATATTCCCCTACGTAACTTGTCGTTAACGATGTTGCCATTTTATTTTATTTTTATTGATTAAGTTTTTGATAAATTCTATTTTGGATAGTGTTGGGATAGCTCTTTTTTAATAAAGACTTAGTTTCAGACTTAGCTTCTGGATTGTGAACAACTGGTTCAGCAACTTCAGCAGATAATTCTTCTTTTTCTACTTCTTCTTTCATTTCTTCTTTAGACATGTTTTCAATCATGCCTTTAATTTCTTCTACAGCTTTAGAAAATTCTTCTTTAGTAACATATTCCATTGCTACTTCTTCTTCTTCTTCTAATTCAGTTTCTTCAATTTTTTCTTCTTCAGTTGCAGTTTCTTCAGAAGCTTCTACTTCTTCTTCTTCCTTAACTTCTACTTCTCCAATAGCATCAATAAGACCTTCTTCTTTAACCATCAATTTTCTGCCATCTTCTAAAGCATACTCACCTACTGGTAAAGCAATATTTTCATCATCTTCTGATTTGATAAATACTGATTGTCCTGATTCGAACTTTTCGGCAACTAGAATAGTTCCGTTGTCTAATTTGATTTCTTCAAGTTGTACAGATACTTCTTCAGATAGTTCAATACCTACAACTTCTTTGATTTTACTAAGTATTTCTTGCGCCTTCATACTTGTAAGTCGTACAAAAGCGCAAAATGATATACTTTTTAATTGATTTTCTTAACCAGCTCCTATTCCTTGAGCATGTAATGAGCCATCACAGCATTTTTTACTGTATGTTTTACTGTCTGCACATAAGCAACCACGCTTTCCACCTTTCGGAGATGTTCTACTTAACCTACCTGATGGAATTTTTTCTGTTCTTCTTTTCTTCATCTCTATTTTATTGGTACACAATTAGGCACTTTTTTACCATCTTTAATCTTCATTCCATACTGCTCATAACCAGCTTGACAAGGTTTCTTCATTTCGTGCTTTTCACAAGGCATAAACCAGTCTTTATCCATAAAATTATGAACATGAAAACCTTCACAACCTATGTTTTTAGCCATTTGTTCTGCTTTTTCTTGTGTACTGTAAGCTAATCTGTCATCTATTATTGCAAAATTGTCATCAACTACCATAGAAGCTAGATCTATTTCACCTAATTCTTTTAATTTGCTTTCACTCCATCTTAAACCAGCTTTACCACCCCATAGTAAATAAGAAATAGTGCCACATGCTTCATTGTTACCTTCGTCATAATACTCACCAGCTCTACTTAGATAAGAATACATTCTTTTAATTGTTTCTACTGAGAGGTTTCTTTTTGCCTCAAGATCAGCACTTCTTATTTTTCCTATATCAGTAGCACATTTATTATTAACTTTTTCATTAAGTTCTCTACCTCTTTTAGCATTGTTACTAACTGCATCAGGATAATCATTGTAGCTTTCCAGTTCTACACTCTCATTAGACAAAAGGTTTTTAATATTACTTAGCATGTATTCAGCTTCTTCTTCTTCAATAGCTGCCATCTCAGATTTAGCATCTGATTTTTTAATAGTAGCACGATCCGAGAAAAAACCTTCAATAGAAAAACCTTTATATTTTTTACCTTCTTTAATTTCTGACCAAAGTTTTTCATCTTCAATTTTCATAGAAATCATCCAAGTACCTTTTGGCACATCTAAACCATAAATTCTAGATTTATCTTGCTCCCCTTCTACTATCCATGATTCTACAACAGTAAGTCCATTGGCTTTCATTTGATGCTCTAAGGTTGCATTACTTTGGTTGCCATTTTGAAAGAATAATTCACTTGACCTTCTTACAGTATCTTCTGAAAAATAAACATAAAACATAGTATCGTTTCTCTTTCTAAATATTGGCTTGTTAGGTATTAAAGCAGCACCCATAACAATACGCTTTTCATCATCTACTTTAGCCAGTTTTATTTCTTGATCTGCTAGTGCTATAAAATCACTTTCTATTGCTGGGTTTTCTACGATTGAAACAGCTTCTATACCTACCATTTCTTCGTTTTCTTCATCTAATATTAATTCTACTATGTCCATTTTGTTTTGTTTTTATTATTTTTAAAAGGTAGCCTGTTGGATAGTGTTGTTAGCGAGTTGTTGTGCGGTAGTAACATCTCCAGCTACTACAAATGCTTGTGCTGGTGGTTGTTGTCCTAATGCGCCAGCAATTTGATTAAATCCTGACTGCCCTACTACATTAAAACTTGGTGCTTGTGTTTCTGATGTTCCACCACCTGATACACTTGTGCTTGGTGCAGTACCACCACTACCAGAGGGTTGAAATTGTGTTGTTGCTATTGTAGCAATTTGAGCTGCTCCAGCTAATCCTATAGAAATACTTTTTGCAAAAGCTACACCAGATGCAACGTCAACTGGATTAGTATAAGCATTCATTATTCCTTGTGATGTAGAAATAATTGCTTGAGCAATACCTAAACCTTTATTTATATTAAATGCTTTTCTTGCTCTTTCTTCATCATCTCCAGCAAACGCATCGGCAATTTGACCAATAGAACTTAAAGCAGAACTTGTTGCATCTAATATTGCATTTTGATTGTCTATTTTTGCTTGAGCTGTATCTTTATCAGATTGTTTTTGTTTTTCATTATTAGTTGTTTCTAAAGCAGTTAGTTCATTACTTCTATTAACTTTTTGCTGATATATTTGTTCTTCAAATTCTGCAAGTGCTATTTCTGCATCTACTTTGGCTTGTGTGCCTTCCTTGTAAAGTGCTATTTCATTAGTTAATCTTGTTCTACCTATTTCTGCTTCTTCTGCATCTATTCTTTGTAATTCTAATAACCTTTCTCTTTCATCTTTTATTTGCTCTGCATTAAATCTTTTTCTTTCAATAGATAAATTATTTTCTGATTCTAATTTTGATTTAATAAGTTCCTGAGCTTCTCTTTCTAAAGCTGCTTCATTTGTCTGTTGTTCACTTCTAAAACCAGCTACTTGCGCCCTAACAGCAGCTAATTCATTTTCAGCTTCCATTACAGCTTTTTTACCCTCTACATTATCTTTATCTTTTTTAAGTTCTGCTTGT